TAGTCGTTCACCTCTAGGGCTTCTAATACCTCAATGACCAGTTCTTTCATTTTACCCATTGAAATCTCCGTTCCGTTCCCACACCCAGCCAGGGTCACAATCTATTGGATCGGGACCAAAGAATCTTGGATCCGCCATGAGGTTGGGTAGGAGGACTAGGTCATCATACATGTTTTGGATGACCTTCTCGTTTTCTTCTTTGGCAGCGAGCCTTAGCTCTGCATTAGGATTAACCACGAGCCTTCTCCATTTGTTTGAATATAATGTATTTGGCACGGTTAATGAATTGGCGAGCGGTCTCGGTGTCTGGTTCGCCATACTCACCGGAGATGGTTTCTTGAGCATCTGATAGGATACCAGCAGCGAACATCAACTCCGTACCTGGGAAGGCCTGTTCTTTGACCATTTTATCTATGGCAGCTGCGGTACATCCGTAGCATTGTAATTCCCATTGTAGTTTTTCTTGTAGTGTTTTTGACATATTTTTTATCCTTTTTAATTGTATAACCAGGCTAACATATTATTGCCTATTTGTCAAGGGCTTCCTCAATCTTTTTTAGGATGGCTCTAAGCTCTTGATTTACATCAGCATATTGTGGAGTGTCCACCTTCATATTAGCTAAGTATATGATTAGGTTAGCTTCTTTTTTGGTCAGGTTAATTTGCATTTTTTAGCTCGTTATAATCTAGGGTTGGTTCAGGTGCCACAATGGCGCCTTCGTATTCCAACTGGCTTTTCTCAAACCATGAGAGGTAGTCATCTGGCTCAACTGACCAGTCCACGATAGCCTCTTTGGTATATTCGTTATCATGTTCAACACCAGCCATCTCCACAACTGAAGCGTAGTCAACATTAAGTGGGAGGTTTTGCACCTTATACTCTGAGCCACCCTTCATTTTCCAACGGTACTCTCCGTTGAACCCTTGATGGGCTGCATAGTTTTCTTGGAACTGTGTTCTTATTACTAGCATCATATTAGTTTAGCTCCTGTAATTTGGTTTCAAGCTTGTTTAGAATCACAGTATATTCTGGCGCCACACCTGGAGCCATGCCTATGATATCCTTCACGGTTTCTATTTCAAGTATTAATTCTTCTCGGTAACTCATTTTCTTTGTCCTTCTCAATTTTACAGGACCATTATATCACAATCCGGGCAAAAGTCAAGCATTATTTGCCCTTATAAATCAATGACTTATAGGGGGCTCCAGCTAAGCTCTTGATTCTAAAGGGCATTTATTTTTAGCGAAAAGTGCTTGACATTGTTGCCGTTTTATGTTAGAATGGTTACATAGAATTGAAAAGGATGAAAAATATGTTAATTTGCGATGGTAAGATATTCAAGACATTAAACGAAGCCACAGCGTATGCTAAGGCTGTTTACAATAAAACAGGTGTGATACTCGGTATTGACCTTTACAAGGGAGAAGCAGAATGAATAACATCAAAGACCTAACCAACCAACTATGCGCCATTCTAAAGGCCAACTACTATAAAAAGGGTTCAACCCTTGATTATAACTTTGTGACCGAAGAAGGTAACCGCTATATTAAAATCATTATGGTCAATAACCAACGCTCAGTCCATGCTTTCGTGGATAAAAACAATGGTGACCTATACAAGGCTAAATCATGGAAGAGCCCTGCCAAAGGTGTTCGCTTTAACCTTGTGAATGACATTGAAAAGCTTAAGGTTATAGCCGATTGGGCTGGTGGATACCTCTACCGCTAGAGGTATTACTCAAGCGCTTTAGATAGGCCAAACTAGGGTGCCTATATTTGACCTAGAGTGCTTGACTAATAAAAGGAGATAGTATGGCTAAGAAGTATGTTGAAGTCGGTGGACCAACTGACGCTGAATTAAAGAAGATTGAGAAGGAGGCTAAAGATGTTTATACAATGCCTCTGAAAGACCTATTCAAAGTGGATGAGGATTACGATATAGAAGTCCAAGACACCGCGGACTACTAGGCTACCAATTCTCTCCACGGTCATAACCAGGCGGTAACTCGTCTAGGTCTTGTATGGTCGGAATATCCACAGCAAAGTCATCGCCATTCATAGTGGCCAGTGATGTACCAAACTGACGGCGCTTCGCAGCCGCTTCAGGTGTTTGGTTATACTCTGTAGCCACTTGGCGCATGGCCTCTCGCATGGCCTCTGTTGGCTCTTTATCTTTACTTGCACACGACTGGCCACAGTAGGGGCCTTTCTTACGGTGTTCTTTACTGCAAAACTTACAATTTTTTAGCTTATAGACGCCTGGCATGCTTCTTCACGGATCCTAGTGGTTTCTTTCCAGATTGGTTACTACCTCATGGGAGAATACTACCACCTAGTTTTATTAGCGCTTCCGCTGGCAGGGATTTCGCCCGCCAATGGTAATACTCTCCCATGAGGTGATTACCTACTTATCCATCAAGGATAGGGCTAGTCCACCTAGGTAGATTACTAATATGGCGATAATGATTATATCTATTATATACTTATTCATCTTTTAGCTCTTGATATACCTCACCGAATTCTTCTATGGACTCTTTTAACTTATATTTAAGTGCCTTTACTCTACTATATTCATTGAGTTTATCAGCGATACTTCTAATACTATACCCTATTCCATCTGGATTACCATTATTCTCTACCCTACGAGCAATATTGTGTAGGTCTATGACTATCTGTTGGAGTTCTATCTCATTATTGAATAGGTCTAATTGTTTGGTCATATTACACCTCCATGTATTTTAATTGAAATTGGTTATGCTGGTTCTCTTTAGGGTAACCTCTTGGGTTACAGGCGATTCTTGTGGTACTTATATCATATTCGCAAGGGTCATGGGTATGTCCATGGATCCAGGCCTTAATCTGTGGACGATATGTAATAAACTCATCTAGGTTGGTGTGAAAGGCGCCATTACCAATATCACCAGACCACTTCTCATGGCAGGATCGGAATGATGGGCTATGGTGTGTAATCACCACAAACTTCTTGTCTTTTGGATTGGTCACAATGTTTATATACTGGACAGTTCTATCAAACTCTTGTATGGATAGCTGAGGTGTATATTTACGATAGTTCACTCCATCAAAATACTTGATGATTCTCCAGTCAGGCATAAAGTCAGTAACGGCACCTATGGTCATGGGGTCTTCTTCATTCATATTTGTCCACATGGTACCACCAATAAAAGTAATGTCATCTATGGTTATGGTTGCATTGTCAAGCACATGGATATTGGGTAAATGGAATAGAGCATCTTCTATGTCAGCCACGGTGTCATTAAACAAGTAATGATAATGCTCATGGTTACCAATGACATAGAGCACCTTTGGAAATTCTTTGGAAACTCTTTGGAAAAAATTCTGAAATACTTCTTTGGTTTGGAGGTGTTTCGCTACACATACATCACCGGCGAGCACCAACACATCGGCTTGGTTTTCATTGGTCAGAGTGAGGTCGGCAAACTCTAAATGTAGGTCGGAACAATAGGCGATTTTCATAGGGCTATCCTATCATAACCATCGTTTTATTGAGGCAAACTAACTTTCCATGCCTGGATTCGTCTTTGTGTCTTGCCTAATAATTTATTATAGAATGAGATGGCGTTTTGGTGTAATTCATTGAGCCATTCTTCTTTTGATATATTAGATTTTGGAGATTGATAGAAGTCTTCCATGTTCTTTATCTGTAATTGGCCTGCACCTAAATTCTCTATTTTTAAGTGTTCCCAATTCAATTCATAAACATCTAGCACCATTATACCCAATATTTTCTTTTGATGGCTATCATACTTGACAAAATTATATAGAAGAGGTTTATCTAACCTTTTTAGCCTATCAATGCTAATTAGGTTTGGCATCTTAAATTTTAGGGATACATCGGAAGTCTTATGGTCAACATAATAATCATTGACTGTTATATCTTCAACACTTCTACGGCTTCGGGCTAACTCTGTTTTATTGAATGAATTGACTAATATTCTATTACATTCTTGCTCAATCTTATCAGCTATTCCTCTTTGGTATAATTGAGTATCATCAGGATAAATTAGCTTTTGTAATAGACATTCTTCAATTTCATCTTTTAACATTCTAATCCCAGAGGCTACGGTAATATTTACCAAATAATCTTAACCCGTTTTGAATACGAGCATTATGAGCCTTTAATCCCTTACGGTCTACTTTTAGCTTACGGACTGATTTATTGAGGTCAGGTTCTTTACTTGATTCGGTATGGTCATAGAATGGAGCTTCATGGTCATCCATAGATAACTGCTCAAAAGTCCATATCATTTCATCTAAAATATAATCATAACGCTCAAAGAAGGTGTTGTCGTTATCTTCAAATAGCTTATGGACATCTGAATTGCCTGTTCCTTTGGCACCAACTCTTAAATTCTTTGGTACATCTTCATCAGCAATAAACGGTGCACCATGCTTCACTCTTTTGAGCTCTTGAAGTAAAGGTAGAATAATCGGTGATAGGGTGTGTTCAATTGACCAGGCATCCCATGGATCAATATGAATGTATTTTATATCACGGTTTATGAAGCTACGAATGGTATGAAGTTTATCACAAAACCAACCTAGTTTGGTATATTTGAGAATGTTTTTTACGAATGGCTCATCATAATCAATTTCACGCCAAAATATTACCTTCTCTATAATCGTATAGGGCGATAGCCAATTGTTTTTAGGTCTGTTTGTATAGATTTTCATACTAACCAGTCTTTGAGGAACCCTTCGGTTTGGACACCAGAGATTCTTTTAACCTCTGTATCATTTTCAAGCATGACAAGTGTTGGAACACCTCGGATACCATATTGGATGGCTAATTCTTGATTCTCATCAATGTCTATGGTTTCTATTGGATAGTCGGTGGTGATACCTTCTAATGTCTTAGCTAACATCTTACATGGTTGGCACCATGAGGCGGTGAACCTTAATACTTTTTTACTCATTGATAACTCCCTTTTGGTATAAATTCTTTATTACAAGCACGGCACTTCCATGATATGTGGGTGTGTCCGTTATAGGTTTTATAGATGGTTACGATTTCACGGTGTAGGCAATTTTTCATTTTATTTTACCATGTTAAAATTAATAACTATTCTTGTATGATTTTCTTTTGGTCTAGTGGCTGCATGTAGTGTTTTACTTGAAAAAATAACTATGCGGCCTTTCTTTGGTTCAACTTCTTGCAATATCGTATTAGCATTTTCATCAGCATAAAACATGGTGTTTCCATCCGAATCATTGACATAATATATCATCGTATCTATATTGTCATCATAAAAATCACAATGAGGTGGACTTTTTCTATCGTCATTACTTTTGAATACTAAATTCAATCGTGATTGCCTAATTTCTTTGTATATGATGTTAAATTTACTATTGAGGACTTCAATAATTCTATTTGGTATCTCCAGGTAAGATGAATTTTCTTTTCCATCAATATGCGTTTCATGTGATAGCCAAGGAAAATCTACAAACCTAGTATCACTCACAAACCGATTATCAGGCCTAACTGTTTCATTTTTAAGATACCAAGGAAAATAACCACTCGTGACATGATTTTCAATAAAATCTTCGTCTTCTTTACTTAAAAAATGGTCATAAACTTGTATCATTTGATTGCTTTACAATAAGAACAATCACTCATACTTGTCATAGACCTTCTTAATAGTTTGTATTAATTTATATATGGCCGCAATCACAACCGCAATCGTCACGGTCAAACCTAAAATAACTTGGGTCAATGGCCATAGAATGAATCGTATGATTTTAGGTACATACTTTACATAGGTTTGATTAATCGGTTCAGTTTTGTTAATTAAAAATTCTAGTGTATTATAAAATAGTTCATACATTATTCTTTTACTCCATATATTAATTGCATGACATCAAGCACACAGTCATCAATTGGGTTGTGTTTTGTAATATGTAAATAAGGGTCAAAACCAGGATAATTCACTTTACAATACCCATTGGTGGTGCCTGTGAGAAAATCTACTGCGGTACGAACATCTCGCCATCTTTTGAATGGAAAGATAGGTTCTATTTGTAATTGTTCTTCCATAGAATCAAGGACTAATTGGTCTAAATTACCACGAGCCCATACATAAGAATCAGGTTCATTTTTACTTTTAGCCCAGCGCCTCATTCTTTCGTAGCCGTCTTCAAACCGTTCATCAATCGCAACATTTGGCCTAAATGATTTAGCCTTGACATTATCACATTGTTTTGCCCACCAATCCATAGTGGTGCGACCAACGGTGCGATGTAGCCTTTTGATTTGGTCTGAAGCATCAAACTTACAGAAAAAAGTATTATCTCTTAATTGTTGTGGTGTTGGTTTACTGTCAGGATCAAAATGAATACAGGCCATGGATAGAATGACAGAATTAGATTCTTTACCAAGAGTTTCTACATCAAACATAAACATTATTCATTGACCTCAAAATAAAATTCTTCGTTATCTATCCATGCTTCACCAAGGTCATTATAACATTTCTTAGCAATACCATAGGTTGGAAATACTTCACGGGAAAACTTACCATTTTTAGCATGATAGAATGAACCAACCAATGGTTTATTTCTTAATTCGTCTTCTACTGGTAATCCTCTTAAATATATTCTCACTCTTTGGTTGGGTCTTTCAATATAATTGGAACTGGTGGTTGTGCCATAGCGTCTTTAATGGCATCTTCAAGTGATTGACCAGAGCGACCACGCATTTTAGCACGAGCTTCTTGCTTCATGCGGTCTAATTCACCAGGCATTAAGAATGGCGGTTCATCGTCATCAGGTGGAAACCAATTGTTTATCATATGTATAGGTCAAATTCATAGCCAAGTAGGTTAACATTCAAAATGAAAGTATTAAAACGATAGGCCACATGGAAACGAACCCATTGTGTGGTATCTTTGACTATTTGCACATTAAAACATTTGAAGCTTTTGAACCAATAACTCTTCCACTCTTGGACATTCCATTCACGGGTAATTTTCATATCTATTTTAATCATATCATTATCTCCCACGACCAGCTGATTTCTTGGCTGGTTTGTGTGAAGTAACTTGGTCTTTTACTTGACCTTTACCTGTATCCAGGTCATTCTTTTTCTTGCCTTGATTGTTCTTTTCGTTTTTCTTTGCTAATAAATCTTTGAGCATATCTGCATATGACATATTATTTCCTTATCCAATCTTTATTCCACATATCTTTATATGGGTCATCCTTAATAAAATCTTCTTTTGCCATAACCTCAAACTTATCTATCTTTTCTTGCGGTAAAGCTGTTTTAGCTTTTGGCTGATTTTTTTCTTCAACATGATTAGATACTTTTTCAGCAACAGATACAGCAATAGATATTGGGTTTAGAAAATCAGCTGGTGACTTGGTCGGTGTGGCATCAGCCATATACATCATACCAACCGTTGCTGCTTCAAGAATCATTTAATTTCTTCTTCCAATGAATAGATTTTGTTTTCTAATTTAACGATGTGATTACCAAATATACCTGATAAGGTACTACGAACATTACTATCAGATATGGTATTGATTGCGCCATTCATATCAGCTTTGAAATCATTAATTAATCGTAGAAATTCTTTACGAACATTCATTTCATCAAACTGATTTGAGTTTGGTTTTGAATGAATTAGGTGACCTAGCATTTCGTTTTTAGGCATAATACCCCCAACTGGTTCTTTGTTTTTTCTTCTTTGAATAATTACTTGCAGCTGATGAGCCATATACGATTGTTGATAGAATCGTTGTAGCAGCCCAAGCCTGCCAAGTGTATGGAATTTCAGTATAGAATAGAGTGTTTAATGACCAAATAATACCAAACGGAATAACTGCGACCAAACCAAAGAATAACGCTGTTGCTAATAATACTTTCACTACCTTCATAATTATCTCCCTATTTAATTTTATGCCAAATCTTTTCGTGTATATAATATAAAACTGTCATCATTATGGATAACCATATAGCTGTATGAAACCCAACCCAAGGTATTGTTGCAGCTAAAACAACAATACGATATGAAATCGCCTTATATAATGCTCTTTGTGATGGTGTCATTGAACCATCCAAATATAGGTTGCAAAAGCATTTACAATAGCAAAATATAAATTATGTATCAATAAAGGCTTATTGAATTGTTTGAAATAGAATTCATAGACCAATATTGAATGAGCTGTAACCAATACAGGAAATGCGTATTGCATACCAGGTAATTTAAGTGAAATGAATGTGCCAGATGTAATAAACAAGGCTGTGGCTATCCATTTAATATCAAAATCTTTCACTTTACTATCTTTCTACATTCAGCATAAACTTTTCGGTTATTCATATCTGTAAGTTTTGAGTGTGATTGCTTTTGACACCCTTCAAAACTATCAAATTCTTCGGTGTATAGTATTTGGTGATTTAACACCACAACTAATACCCATGTAATAACCATTAGTTTGTTTTAGTTACGGTCTCGTAAAGGGTTTCAAATTCTTCGTGTGTAGTCACTTCTTCGGAGAAGTTTTGTTTATGATAAACACGAATCAATTTCTTAATTGTTTTCTTTGGAATTTGAAAGTTCTTGTTTGTATCATTGATGATGTTTTTAATTAAATCTCTTTCAGCATCAATGCGTGTGAGTGAATTGCTAGCCTCAACTAAAGCATTATGTAATTTCTTTCTATCTTCTTCAAGTAATTGCATTATATATCCTTATAAAATTAATTCAGTTAATGATGAGTTTTCACCCATGGTGCCTTTGAAAAAAGTATTAAAGGCCAATGAAATTCGTGTGTTATCGCCACCTTTGTTTTCAACCATGTGTGTGGTACTTGATGGAAACATTATAATCATACCCGTTCTAACAGTATAGAACCACGACTCTGAATTATACCAATTAAACTCACTTGAAACGGGTTTAATTTGTTGATAGCCTTTTTTCTGAAATGTAATTTTGTCATATTCATCATTTGCATTGATGTATAATACACCAGAAACAAAACTATTTGGATGTTCATGGCTATGATGCCATTCTTTTTCTTTAGTATAATTTGTCCATGATTGTGTAATATATGGCACCATCTCATGTTTTGGTACATAAATTCTTTTAACGAATTCTGTTACATGTGCTGTAAGAATATTACGAAGATTTTCTAAACCAGGCTCATTAAGAATATAATTATTGGCACTTGTAATGTTGCCAGCATTTGACACAGTTTTCTTTTCAGCATTTTGGAATATTTCCATTTCTGAAGGTGTAAATGGTCTATCCATGTGCGAAACATAAACCGGTGTTGGGAAAATACCAGAGATTTCTGGTTCAACAATCGTTATCATATTACTTGCTGGTTTCATTTGTTTTATGTTTATCATAATATTAGGTTTTCTTTTATATTGTTTACGGAATTATATCAGAATCATCTACTGAATTGAGGTAATCATATACTTTTTCATAGGCCTCATTTTCATTGAGTGCTAACACATAGGCAAGTAGCTCATTGGAACCAATGGCTACTGTAAAGGGTATTCGTTTGAGATATTTGATAGAAATGGTCATAGGCAAATCAACCCAAAAGTAATTTGAGTTTTTGATATTGTCTATGGTTTGTTTAACTTCAGGTAATATATTCATCACAAATTCATTATATAAAGTTTATTTTAAGCGCAATCTGATATTGATTCAAGCCATCTCTTTGTGCAAGCCTTGTCTTGGTCTTTACATGGAGGCATGTCTTCTGGCACTAAACTCAATACAGCAGCTTCAGTTGCTAAATCTTTAACATCTTCTTTTTTGTTTTCTAACATTTTATTCACCTTTTGGGTTATTAATAATATCAACTTGTGGTTGATTCTCTATTTAGATATTTGTATAACCTAACATAATAAGCAAATCGTCTTGGTTCTCTTTCAAAGTTTGGAAGATAGCCAAAATAATCTAACATCTTTCCATAATATAATTCAGCATCTTGGTCTGTCATTAATAAACCCAAGATACGAATGAATAACGGGTGCCTTTGGTGCAATCTTTGACTAAATGTGGATACATGAAGTTTGATGGAAATATCAACACATCACCTTCACCCAAAGGAATAACCTGGTCCCACATTACGAATTCAGCACCTTCATAGTTTGAGTTAAGATTACCAACAATACTTAATGTGGGTATACCTTTTATTTTACCATCAAACATTGATTGAATATGGTCACAATGTAATTTCATATTGGTTTGTTCAGTATAACGATTGAAACGAATATCAGTAAAACCAGCCCAGCCACTATACCATGGAAAATTCAAATCTTTCATATACTGTGTAAGTAAAGTGTGTGTCATTTGCATGAGTTGAGGTTTTGTTTTAACATCATTAAAAAACACCGATAATTCTTTTTCAGTTGAATGGTATGAATCGGTATTGACATTATAGAATGTATGTTGTTGCCAATCCACTTTATCTAATTCACTACAAGTTTGACGACATATTTCCTGAGGAATAGCTCCTTGAAACACGGTCACATAAGATTCTAGGTCTTTATTAATCATTTTGTAAATTCTTTATTAATGTAATATTGTATTAATTGTTCACGAGCATAAGTGGATAAACTTACCACTTGAGTTGGTACTTTGAGTTGCACAGGGCAATAACCCCATGAATTCGTTTTCATATAATCAAAATAATACTCACGATGTTTTTTGTTATTTACATCAAACATCTCAATAGGCCTAACGAAACTGTCTAATATATTCATTTAATTTTCCTAATAATATAGTATCATACACTAATTTATGCTACATGTCAAGTGATTTTAAGGTGATAATAAAACTATTTGAATGCTAGTTGATTTGGGTCAATTATACACCTATTGGTAGGAATGTGAGGCAATAAAAAACCCACCAAAAGGTGGGTTTCTTGTGAAATATAATATTACTCTATTGTGTTTAATACCCAAGATGTTGTTTCTTCGTCCCAATTATAGAATTCACCTTCACCTGGCGTTGGCATTGGTATTGGTGCTTCCCAACGGCAAGTTGTTTCATTTAATACCCAACTTGGATATGGTTTTGGGTGAATAAATGCGTCACGACCTTCGTCATATGTCATGCCGATACCAGCATAGTTTTTACGAATATTGTGATTATATGATGTTTGAATCCAACGAATGCCTTCTTGAACGCCGAATACGCTTTCTTGCCATGCACGGCCGGCTGCTTCTGATTCGTTACCTTCTCCGTCAACACAGTTCCAATTGTCAACTGCATGAACTTCAACTACGATATTGTCTGAATTTACTTTAGCGAAATGTGCCATTTGTTTCTACTCCCATTAAAAATAGTGATACATGTATTTATAAGGATTATTTGTTAATTAATTGAATAAGCATTAAGAGAAGCTAATGAACCCGGACCCGTAAATGTGTGAATTTGATTACCGCCAGATGTTGTTACGGTTCCACCTGTAAATAAAGTTGTAGGAGATGAATAAGATACAATGACCACGCCTGAAGACCCAGCGCCTCCGGCTACAATAGTAGATGGTATAATCACTGCTGGTGAATCGGAATATCCACATGCACCTCCACCACCAGATCCTGTGTTTATAATTGCGGCACTACCATTACTTGCAGCTCCGCCAGCACCACCAATACTAGATCCTCCAGCACCGCCCCCTGCTGGACCTCCAGCACCTCCACCGCCACCACCAGCATAAGTAACTGAACTTCCAGAAATAGATGAAGCAGTTCCAGCGCCACCAGCGCCACCAGGCAATCCTGGAGATGTAGATCCATTACTACCAGTTCCACCTGCGCCACCACCACCACCAGCAGCATTACCTCCACCAGGGCCAAATCCGTTTCCTCCAGAGTTGCCTTGTCCAGGTGTACCAGAACCTCCAGAAGATCCAGGACCACCACCTGATCCGCCACCACCTGAAGCCCCCGATCCTCCTGCATTAGAGGCTGGAACTCCATTATTTGCTCCGCCGTAACCGCCACCAAGAGCTGTTACAGTAGATATAGCTCCTCCACTTAATACTGAATTTGATCCATTAGTTCCGTTGTTATATCCCGATGATGGCGCAGGCGCACCAGCTCCAACCGTAACAGTATATGTAATACCTGCTTGTAATGTAGCAGTACCAGTTAATAAACCGCCAGCGCCTCCACCTCCAGCACCAACAAAACTGGTTCCTGGATTATTAGATCCGCCACCAGAACCTCCGCCACCAACTACTAGATAGTTTATCGTGGAAGGTGCATTAGCAGTTAATCCAGCTGGATAGGAGTAACCTGTTGGTCGTGTGAAAGATTTATTACTTGCGACTGTTGTATATTTTATTTTTGGCATTTTTAATTTACTGAATATCCTGTTATAGACAGTCCATAATTTGAATTTGTTGTAAATGTTCCTGGTCCAGTAAATGTGTGAACAGTATAACCTGGTGCAGCTGAAGGACTAATTGATGATCCACCAGTGGCTGTTTGTGAACCAGAATAACGGACAATTACAATACCTGAACCGCCTGAAGATCCTGTTCCAGGATTTTTACCATAACCACCTCCACCTCCACCGGTGTTAGTAGTTCCTGCAGTTCCAGCAACACTTGATCCAACTCCACCTGCTCCGCCGCCACCTAAACCACCAGGAGATGAATTTGGAGTTCCAGCAGCTCCACCGCCGCCTCCGCCTCCAGCGTAGTATGTAGAAGTACCTGAAATAGAAGATGCTAAACCTACACCACCATCACCAGCATTACTAAATACGCCATTTGTACCTGCAGCTCCAGCGCCACCACCGCCTCCGCCTGTTACTGTTTGAGCTCCTCCATCCCATCCAGAACCAGTGCCACCATTATTACCTTGACCCGAAACAGCTGTTCCGCCTGCACCAGAATTATATCCGCCACCACCTCCAGATCCGCCGTTATTTCCATTTGATCCTGAATTATCTGTTATACCACCACCACCGCCAATAGATGTAATAGTAGATAATCCCGTACCACTTATTGATGAATTAGAACCATTGCCTCCTGGTCCACTTCCTCCTCCACCAACAGTCACAGTATATGCTGTTGAAACGCTTAGTGGTGTTGTTCCTGTTAGATAACCGCCAGCACCGCCACCGCCGCCAGTCCAACCACCACCACCTGCTCCACCACCAGCTACAACAAGATAATCTGTTGATGTGTTGGATGATAAAATTGCACTTAATCCTGTAGGAAAAGAATATCCGCTAGGTCTTACGAAAGTGTTTGTTGGATTAGAAACTGCGTATTTGATTCCCATTTAAGAATATCTCAATGAATTTTTTCTTTTATTTAATTGATAGAAAAACCAGGTCCTATTGGTATTAACGAACCAGATCCTGTAAATGTATGTATAGTGTTACCGCCTGATGATGTTACGGTTCCACCTGTAAATTGTTGTGATCCAGCATATGAGATAATAACTACACCTGAACCTCCAGCCGCTGGACTTCCTCCGTTACCACCGCCACCGCCACCGCCACCCGTGTTAGCTGTACCAGCCGTTGCAGTAGTTGATACAGAACCTGCACCACCACCACCAGAACCTCCGGCGCCAGCAACTCCTGTTCCTCCACTAGCTCCGCCACCGCCACCAGCATATGTTACAGAGGATCCTGAAATTGAAGAGGATGCACCAGCACCACCGGCACCACCAACTCCACTTGACCCGTTACTTCCAACAGCTCCAGCACCACCACCACCTGAACCACCTAATGATGATACTGATCCACTTCCGTTAAATGGTGATGTTCCTCCATTATTACCTTGGCCGCCCGTTCCTGCTCCTCCAGTTCCGCCATTATACCCACCATATCCTGAACCTCCGCCACCGCCCGAACCGCCAGCTCTTCCATTTGGAGTAACCCATCCGCCAGGTGGATAACCTAATGAACCTGCTCCGCCGCCACCTATAGCAGTAATAGTAACTAAATCTGTGCCAGATATGGAAGAATTAGAACCATTATCACCTTCAGCTAGTGTAACGGATGCAGCTCCTCCCGCTCCAACAGTAATAGTATAAGTAGTTCCTAATTGTAAGGTTGCACTAGAAATTAATAATCCACCAGCACCTCCACCGCCCGATGCGTTTTGAGCACCGCCGCCACCGCCAGCTGCAACAAGATAATTAGCAGAATTTGAAAATCTGGTTAATCCTGCTGGGAAACTATAATTTAACGGCCGAACAAATGACCCGTTATTATCGGAACTAAAATACTTAATTTCAGCCATTAGCTAATCTCTACACCAAATGCTGATATTGAAACTGAACCTGAATTTGAATTGGCAGCTAAGATTGCACCAGATGGTAATGTGAGACCTAAACTTAACAATGCAGTATCAGAGGCAGGTACGACACCGCCACGAACCACAAAGTATGTGTTAGCTGCCGTTGCTGAAAAACCACCAGAAGGCATCACAATGATTGAATAGGATACATTAGCTGCTGTTTGATTTGCTACAGTAATGTTATTAATAATTGCTGCTGTTGAAGCTGGAACCACATACACATTACCTTGAGTATTTGCAGTAGGATTTAATTGTCCTAAAATTTTAAGTGCGTTAGCCATTATTTGATTTCAACTCCATATGCGTGAATAGCAACACCTGCAGCTGAAGAGGTTGCATTGGCACCTGTTACATTTGCTGAAAGAATTGCTGATGTTGGTAATGTTACACCTGTATCCAATACTAATGTATCAGCTGCAGGTATGTTGAGTGATTTAAGAACAAAATGTTTAGTGGCTAATGCTTCACTTGAAGGTCTTGCTACTAAATCAATAAGAATATTGTTTTGTGTACCATTACAAACAGTAATTAAATTCACTACTGTATTGGTTGAAGCAGGAACCACATACACATTAGAATCTGTATTGGCTACACCAACAATCTGACCTAAAATCTTGTATGGTGTTGCTGATGCTGGTGAATCTGGAACAACACCTAAACTTGATGATACGATTGATAGTTGACCGTTTGATAAAGCGGCACCTGGCGCTAATTTAGCTGCGGTAACTGCTGAATCTGCTATTTTGACTGTGGTGACTGCGTTAGCTGCAATATCGGCTGCAACTACTGTTCCGTCTGCGATTGAGGCAGCTGTTATTTGACTGATTGCCATAGAATCTCTCTAAACAATGATTGATGAATTACATTTATACTGTATTTATCTATTCAGAATGTCTAATCCTGATGTTTTATCAATTTAGTTGGGTCTTGATTGAGCACCCAATTGATGAATTGACAGGCTAAATCTTCATCTGCATAGTAACGGGTCATCACTTGTCCTGTCAATGTGGAACCAACAAATATCAGTATGTTTCCTTTATAATTAGAAAACTTAATCCACCAATAGTCACGAATAACTGGATGCCATGACCGAAGGTGTCTAATAATGTCGGCTTCTAAATCTTTTTGCATATTTGGGCAATAATTGGATTTATTTAGCGGAAGTGTGTCGGCCGGCGCATTTTTGCTTTATACATAGCTGGTGTCCGGTTTGATAATAAATGAGCTTTCCTAATCCGACATGAAACCCAATCATTATAGTAATCGTCAGTTCTCAAAGCGTCCCGATTAAATATCTCCCAGGTCTCCCAATACGCACACTCTGAGCGTGATTTACAGAGGTGAAGTATCTCTCTCTTAAACACATCTTCTCCAAGTGCCTTTACTTCTTCTTGTATAACTTTATTAGAACCGAAGTATTTTTCCCAATCGGAAGCAACTCTGACTTTTTTTGATTTACCTTTTACTTGGCGTCTTGCAGCTTTAGTAAAAAACTTCTTACCCACATATTTACGGCCTGTTCTTGTATTGGTGATAAGATACACCATACCAAAATACTCACCAATTTCTTCACCCGTAAACTCTTTATGATTATATGTCCATTTCAATCTTCGTAACCATCTTCCTCGTTGAATGATTTTTTAATTTCATCTATTTCGTCTATCATGTATTCACCACAGAATGGACAGTAGAGAGGATCGGTTTCGCATATCTCTTTGTCATACTGTATTACATATTTAGACCCACATTCACACGAGTGATGTTTGTTTGCCATAGGTTATCCTGTTGAATTATTTACACGAACATTTAAGTTCGTAATCTTTGATTGCAGCTTTGATAGCATCTTCAGCAAGGACTGAACAATGTATCTTCACTGGTGGTAGTGCGAGTTCTTCAGCGATGGCTGAATTTTTGATAGTAGAAGCTTCTTGTAGTGTTTTACCTTTGAGTATCTCTGTCACTAAACTTGATGAAGCTATGGCTGAACCACAACCATAGGTCTTAAATTTAGCGTCCGTAATGATACCATCTTCTACTTTGATTTGTAATTTCATTACATCACCACAGGCCGGCGCACCAACCATTCCTGTGCCAACATCTGGTTCGTCTTTAGGAAAAGACCCAACATTTCTTGGGTTTTCATAATGGTCTAATACTTTATCAGAGTATGCCATAAAGTTCTCCTATGCTGAAAATGATGAACCACAACCACATTTACTTGTAGCATTTGGGTTCTTAATTTCAAATTGTTCAGCCATTAATGTTTTACTATAATCTATTGTAGCACCATTGAGGTATTGCATACTCATAGCATCTACAAGTAAAGTGACACCATCTTTTTCTACTACAAAATCATCTTCATTTTGAGATTCATCAAAAGTAAAACCGTATTGAAAACCAGAGCAACCGCCACCAGAAACAAATAACCTTAATTTAAGGTCTTGATTGTCTTCTTCAGCTAATAAACTTTTAATTTTATCAACGGCGCCTTGTTCTATTGTTACCAATTGTTTTTACTCTCTAATGAATTGTTAAGTTTTGGGTTGAAATTGATATTAATAACCTTTTCAGCCTCTGTTATGGATAATTTATATTTTTCTAAATCTGCAACAGGTAAGGCTGTATTTGGAAATATGTAGGCTGCTGATTTTTGATTCTTTACATCAACAATCACTTTATACACTTTCGTAGGAATACCAACATTGTTACCAATGACCGCATAACCTCTCTCATAGATTGGTCCAGATACTACATAAACATCATTGTTTTTCAATACATAATCACGCACCTTGGCTTCTAATTGTTTCCAGATACCACGATTGTTGTTTGGTACCTGTGGAATCATGTTAGACAAGAAGAATGATTCAGACATAATCTCATCATTTTGTGTATTGTCAGCACCAGGACTTAAATGACCACGGTCATATGGTTTACCAGCATAATCAGCTAATTGACTTTGATGTTGAACAGGAACTTCAGGATCAGGACGAAAATCGTCTTTGCGTTTTGCTGGGCCTGTAATTGATTCTTTAGTAAGATGTTCTAATACATATACAGCTGTTTTTGTGTTGTAATTGTATTGTAGAGCGTAATTCTTTTTACACATATATTGGACATTGGTGGCCTTTGATACTGGCGCACCATAAGGTGTAAATTGTGGACATTTATCATCTATGGGATTCGCCAGAGATGTTAATGGTAATAGTAATAATAGTAATAGTTTCTTCATAATTTTCCTTGTTATGCAGCTGCACCCCAAACATTCTCCCAATTACCACTTAATGCACCTTTAGCATAATCAGTAGCACGATTCTCAAAGAAGTTTGTATGTGTCGGTGCGTTAATCATTTCTTCAACCCACGGTAATGGATTCTTTTTCACTTTGAATACACCTTTCATACCAAGTGAAATGAGGCGTCTGTCACAAATATAACGAATATATTGTTTCACATCAGCTGCAGTTAAATTAGGCATATCGCCCATTTCAAAAGCTAAATCAACGAATCTATCTTCCAATTCAACCATCTTTTCTGCGATGGTATAAATTTGGCCTTTTAATTCATCGTTCCAGATTTCTTTGTTTTCTTCTATGTAGGTTCTGAATAATTTAATCATAGATTCACAATGTTGAGTTTCATCTACGATTGACCAGGTCACAATCTGACCCATACCTTTCATCATACCATGGCGAGGAAAATTAAGAAGCATAATAAAGCTACTAAAAAGCTGCATGCCCTCCGTAAAAGCAGAGAAGACGGCGATGTGTTTTGCAGTTGACGCAAGGTCACCATTTTTCGAGCTGATGTCCGTAACATAATCGTGTTTATCCTTCATTTGTTGATAATCTAAAAATTGATTATAGGTTGTATCTGGTAATCCTAATGTTTCAATGAGATGAGAATAAGCTGCAACATGAAGTGCTTCACGAGCTGCAAATCCTAATAACATCATTCTTACTTCCGGTTGTGGAAAGTATGGTAAATAATTCTTTACATAACCACCTGCCACATCCACATCACCTTGTGTGAAGAAACGGAAGATATGTGTTAAGAATTGTTTTTGTGGTGCTGTGAGTTTATTCTTCCAATCTTTCACATCTTCAGCCATAGGAACTTCAGTATGAAGCCAATGACTTTGTTCGTGTTTCAACCAAGCATCATATGCCCAAGGATAAAAAAATGGTTTGAAACTGGTTCTTTCGTCTGTGATTCTATAATCGTATTTCTTGGTCATTTCTATCCTTCGCATGCTACGCAAACAGATTCTTCTGTTGCTAATTGTTTTAAGTCTATCTCTTGCATTACTTGTCTTTCAATCTTCTTAGCCACTTTATCAGCCTTACCAATCTTTTCAGAACGGCAGTAGTATAAAGTTTTAAGACCAGTTTTCCATGCCATAAAATGAATCGCATGGAGATATTTTACATTTACATCTGGTCTAAAGAATAGGTTGAGTGATTGTGCTTGGTCAATATACTCTTGGCGGTCAGCTGCATGTTGAATAATCCATCTTTGGTCAATTTCCATAGATGTTTTGAATACATCTTTGGCCCATTCATCTAAAATGTCCAGATGTTGAACTGAACCATCATTCGCAATAATAGATGACCAAACTTCATTGTAATCTAATTTAGTGTCTTCTTCACATTTCTTTTTAATGATTGCATCCAAATAACGATTCTTATTTAAGAAAGCGCCACTTAATGTATCTTGACGATAAGCATTAGCACGATAAGGTTCTATACTTGGGCTGGTGTTTCCCATAATGATACTGCTACTAGCGTTAGGAGCAATAGCCATAAGATGGCTAAAACGGTTACCCGTACCTTTGGCGTCAGGTGCTTCTCCACGCTCTTTACCCAATTCTTGATTTGCTTCATTTAATTTACTCCTGATATGATTAAACATGGCTTTGTTACGACCAACGGTCATTGGATTTTCCCATGGTAAATTATTCTTTTGTAAATACGCATGGAATCCTAATGCACCGATACCAATACTACGCTCACGCATAGCAGAATACTTAGCTCTCTTAATTTGTTTTGGTGCGTTATCAATAAAATGTTGTAGCACATTATCAAGCATTTCAGCCACATCTTTTAAGAATAGTTTATCTTCTTTCCAATCATCATAGTATTCTAGGTTCAATGATGATAAACAACACACAGCTGTTCTTTCACCATCTGTTGGTAAAATAATTTCAGAGCAAAGATTGCTTTGTCTTACTTTAAGACCGAGTGCTTGTTGCCATGGTGGAAGATTACGATTTGATGTATCAACATAGTGAATATATGGTTCACCTGTTTGCATACGCATTTCAAGTATAGCTTGCCATAGATGTTTTGCTGACACAACTTCTCTTACTTCGCCATTGTGTGGGTCTTTTAATTCCCAATCGTCATTTGCATTTGGGTCAATCATACACTTTTCAATAATGTGCATGAAATCGTCTGTGATATTAATTCCGTGATGGAGGTTTAAGCAACGCATATTTTGGTCGCCCGTTGGTTTCCTCATTTCAAGGAACATCATAATATCAGGATGAGAAATATCCAAGTAAGCAGCATAAGAACCCCTACGAGTGCGACCTTGACGATAAGCCAAAGAAGAAGCATCATAAGTGCGGAGATGAGGCATGACACCAACAGACTTATCATCAGTAGAACGAATACCAACACCAATTCCAACTCCACCTCCTAACATTGACAACCAATTTACTTCTGACAGCGTTTCAACGAGACCTTCTGCTGAATCATCCAAATAAGGTAAGAAACAAGAAATAGGAAGACCACGCTTGCTACGACCGAAAGAAAGGATAGGAGTAGAATAAGAAAGCCAATGCCTACTAGCGTAATCATAAAGCCGTTGTGAATGTTCTTCATTACTTCCAAAAGTTTTTGATACATATGCAAATCTCTCCTGTGGGGATTCCTCATCTTCACGCATGTATGATTCTTTAAGTCTTTTCAATCCAAGTTCATCAAAGAGAGAATCACGAGAATAGTCTATCTTTATACCGTGAACGATATTAGTCATCCAAATACTCCAAATTATTAAAAAATTACTGAAATGTTAAACGCAAAAGTGTGTCAGGTTGTGTATGCTATATTTTCTTCCAAAATACAAAGTTTGTTTGCGCTTCTAAACCAGAGAAGGTGCTTCTACTTATAATATTTTCTATCTCATCCAAGGTAATTCCTGATAAAAATATTTCATTTATATCTTTACTACCGGAAAGAGTGTTCGGCCAAATAACAACATCGTGTTGCGATTTGATTGCATCCTGCATCATTTTCACGATTTCTTTATTACGAGGTTCATTATCAAATATAAGCATCTTCTTGGGTGCATTGATGCTTTTAGCGACAATTGTTAAGTTAGCATCACCAGATGCCACACAATTATCTAAAAACAAACTATCAATCGGGCCTTCTACAATCTTAACTGGCTTTGATAAGTCCACACGATCCATACCATAGACCAATTTGTTATCAGAATCATTGGTTCTTAATGTTATGTATCTTAATGTTTTATCACTATTCTCCAATGCACGGCCTGACACCGCAATCAGATTATTATATTCATCATAGTAAGGTATAACTAAACGAGCATCATCAACTAATTGGTGACCGTGATTAGGAATTAAAGCATCTATGAATTGTTTATAGTGAGAAGTAAATAATAAACGGCCATAATGTTGAGCAGGTATCTTTCGTTTCTGTAAATATGTTAAACAGAAATGGCCTTGTGGGAGTTTATCACAAAATTCTGCATGGTCAAATACTTTTTGTTTCTCTAGTTTATCAAACCTTGGTGTAGGCACATCAAATCGTGGCTCTTTATAATTGGAAGATTTCATCTCACCAGATTTATATCTTTCCATAATATATTCTTTTTGAAGTGATGGGTCAACTTGATTAAGTAGGTTGGCAATATTGGTGCCATGCCCACAATTATGGCAACCAAAGATAAGGTTATTGCCTTTTTGGAAAACATATCCACGAGCTTTGGTGATTTTCTTTTTAGAATCACCACAGAATGGGCATGAGAAGTTCCAAAGATAGTTATTCTTTTGCTTAAAGTTTCTTAAACGGTAAGAAATTAACTTTAGATATTTTGAATCAATAATAACTGACATAGAATCATACTATAACACAACCTTAGCAAAATGTCAATTAGTTTATATGAGAAAGTAAGGTAGTTATATCAATTTTACCTAAAATGAAACCGCCAACTAAAACTCCACCAAGAATCATCCATTTCCATTTTTCAACTTCACTTAATTCGTTGATGATTGTTTTTTTGTCTTGTTGTTTGTGTCTTGCTAAATCGGAACGAATAGCATCTAGCCTATCGGTAATGTGTTTTTCCACTTGGTCAATACGCTCGTGGATTTCACGGTTGATAGTAGTGATACGAGAATGTAATTCTTTAATATCCTCTTTCAATTCGTGTTCCGACTTTTCGTGTTGTTCATGCCTCTGTTCATGCAAGGTAATCATTTGCATGAGATTAACATTGATTTCTTGGAGCTTACTCAAAGAATCAGATAATTTGTGGCAAAGTTCATCGGTTTGCTCTACATCTTTCTTAAGCAAACCGATGCCTAGTTTTAAGTCCTGAACTTCTTGTTCATCAGGCAACATATTCTTCTTCTACCTTAGCGGCTGGTTTTGGTCGTGCTGGCATTGGTGGTTGAACGAAATTTGGCGTTTCAGACTTTTTTGATGATGAGTAAGCATTAGCACCAAAGAAAGCCGCAACTAAAGCTGAAATGGCAACAAAGTATGTAGGTGCAATATTACCAATAATAGTGGCTGCGTCATCAACATCAAGCCATGAAGCAATAACAATGGTGACTGGATATAGTAACATACCCCACAAAGCAAACCATGTCATCTTACGCATAGCATCTCGTTGTGCGTCTTGGTCTTCAAGTTCTTTACGCTTGAATTCTAGGTACATAGCTAATTCTTGGCTACTTACATAACCATCACCGTTAGTATCAGCTTCTTGTAAATGTTGGTAAGCGTTATCACTTACACCTCTTTTAACCTCTGCCATAGTATCTCCTTAAGCAACTAATGAAGCTACATTGATTAAATTTTCAACGAGTTCATTTAATTTAGTTTTCGTTTCTAAATCGCCAGCCGCAGCTGCGATGGCCTTACTATGCTCTAAATCACGGAGTAATTCTTTATATTCACTAGCATTAATTTGTTTTGCTTCAAACATATTTTTGAAGTCATTGGCTTCTTTGGCAAAATCTACCACAGCCGCATTATCTGAACCTAATAATTCGTTTAATAAATCGTTCATCTTGGTTTAGCTCCCACTACATTTTGGATTGTTACAGCATTCTTTTCTATCAGACCAAATTTAGTTGTGCAATATGGTAAACTTACAGGTTCAGTTCCGTTATATCTTTCGCTTAAACCTTTTACTATTTCCGCCAACTCTGAAGACATCTTAATTGTTTCTCCATTCTTTGGTATTGACTGGCTATAATTTCTTAACTCTACAGCCTTGTAATAAATTTTATTTACAGTATCTTTTACTTCTGGTGTGCCACATTTAGCTGCACCTAAATTGGCTTGGGTTCTTACTGAATTGATAAGAGCATACTCGTTGTTATCAAATTTAGCCATCTGATAAGCATCAATAATTGCACAGCTAGTTAATAAAAACATAGACGCTATAAGTATTAGTTTTTTCATTTCACACCTTCAAATATTTTGCGTTGAGTATTATACCACTCAATCCAAGCCTTGTGTTTTTCTTGTAATTCATGGTATTCTGTATAGTTTGTATTTGCATTATCTAATAAATCAGACAATTTCTTTTTACTTGGGTCTAATGGTGTTAATTCTTTAGATGGTTCTAATAATGGCTCAGGTGCTTGTGGAAAAGACATCTTTACAGGCACACTTGTTGCACATCCAGTTAGTAATAAACTAATCAATATTAATTTTTTCATTTGGCACCATTCTTAACTGCGTTGTTATAGATAACAATTGCTTTATCATTCAAACTACATTCAGCATCAATTACTTCTTTATTTTGAGTAATAGATTCTTTATTGCTTGCAGAATTGATTTTAATAATTTTAACTTTTGAAGCGACTTGATTTTTGAGCTTATCATTTGCATCCTTTGATTGTTGTTCTGCTACTTTAATTTTAGCTTCTAATTGTGCTACACGAGCACGCCATTCTGATTCTACTCCAATACCACCTTCAAGGTATAAACCGCCAACAAATAATACAATACTTATCCAACGAACTGTTTTAATCCATGGAAGTAATTTTGTAAAGTGATTGAATATATTTTGAATTAGCCATGTTAATACAAGACCCGCTACACCAAGTCCAAATATGATATGAACGGCTAATTGAATCCAAGAATCGGGTATAAATGACAACATCCACATATTATTGAGGTTTCTTTCTGCGAATAAACGCTATAAACGGAGTTAATCCTTTTTTCTTATTGACACCAGGCTCACCTTGTGAACCAACACCTATACCAGCAACTGCGCCTGTGCCAACAGCATTAGCCGGTGCATCTTCTTGCATAGGTTTGCATTTTTGGTCAGTATTACACCAATAGTAACCTGCACCACATTCTTTTTTTAATTCGTTTGCCATATATTAAAATCCGTTTGTCGCTGTATTGTAAAACACTCTACCTGTAACATTGGTTGTTTTAGTTATCGTTGGTGTGGAATAATTAAATGTCATTACATCGCCACCACCACTTTCACCAAACTGTATTCTTATTGGATAATATACACCAGCTGTAAGAGAAGCAGTTCCGCTTTTTTCTAATTGTCCGTGTAATCCACCATTATTTACTGTTGCGTTTCCAGTTGTGAATCCTGTTATTGCATTTGAACCAACCCATACATAAGAAGCATCATCACTTGATGTAAAAAATGTATAAGTTTCTGTCGTGCTTGGTAAAAAATAACCTAACCATTGAACACTAAAATTACTCCCATCATTACTACTTGGTTCTGATATTGTTGTCGTTTGAACTGATGTTGCTGGGTTAGCACCATAAGTTGTTGGTGTAGCTGTTGCAAAAAAACTAACAACATCATTAAAATATCCCGCATATGTGGTTTTATACAAACCCGCAGTATATGTGATGGTTTCAGGAATAATACTGACACCTGAATTAATTGTAATTCCTGAGTTGATTATCATTTAATATCTCTTAACATGTCTGCAATTTTCAAATCAACTGGAATATCAGAAGAAATTATATCTTGACCTTTAATACCACGGACACGGTCAGGCATAACACTTAAAAACACCAAATATGTTTTAAGAGCTGAATAATCGTCTTTTGACATTTTGTAAAATAGCAAGCGAGTTGCTGCTTCGGGACCAAATACATTATAAAGAACCACTAAATGATTTAGAACTAAACGCTCTCTCAATTCATCAAGTTTACGGTACCTTTTGAATAAGCGTTTAAGATAATTGAATCGCTTCATATCATCTTTGAACTCACTCATAATACAGTTTGGTCTGTCATATGCTTTTACTGCATATATCGTCACATTATCATTATTTAAGTCATCAAAGACCATTATTCTTCTTCTTCGTCTTCCTCCTCATCCGATTCTATTTCTTCTAAACCTTCTTCATCTACAATTTCAGCATAGAATTCATAACGATTATCATCGGTGAGAGCATAAATTAAATACAAATAATACTTACCATCAGTTTCTTCTAAATCAATAACAATTTCATCTCCTTCTGGATCAGTTCCGTAAAGCGCTGGCATATCCACACCAAAGCGGGTCAACACCTTACGGATTTTCTGAATACCAGATTCTGGAGAAAGAATCGTATCATCCAATTCATTATCTAAATGACGATTAATACCCTCACGGATTTTTTCATCTGTGATTGAAATAGGCACATCAGGCCCTTGAGCTATAATCGTCTGCGTAAAGTCCACTATTAACTATCTGCGAAAGTTACATCGTCATTAGCAATAGCACCGCCGTCACCTGTCATAGAACCCATAGCAACTAAAGTTTCTACATGTTTACGACCTGCACGACCACCTGAACCTGTTGTTAATAGAACCCAACCAGCGTGACCGCCTTTTGGATTAGCTGCAACACTTTGTTCTGTTGCATCAACACCAAATACACCGATAGTTTCACCTGTGATGAAAGCATCAGCTGTTGTATTTGCATACATTAAGTTGCTATTTGCCTGTGTATTAGTTAAATTAACTAATGAAGGTGCAAACTTTGGTACGCTTGTGTTTGCATCTGTATTTGACCATAAAGCCATTTTAATATCTCCTAGTTTTTTTCTTAATTATATAATGTATTTATAACGCAACCAAATAATTATACAGTCTGGTCTGATTTGGATTGAGTATTACTTAACTCTGGTTCCGGTTCAAACTTATCAGACTTTTTCTTCTTCATAATGTTCTTTACAATCTCTGCCTTACGAGATTCGTTTACTGCAGCTTTAACAATCGCTGGAGCTTTGAATGGCTTTTTACCTGCACCAGACACAAAACGACCTTGTTTATAAAGTTGCTCATGAACTGGTTGTTTGTTATGACCATTCGTTTCTTTTGTTTCTGGTTTCTTTTCTTGTGGTTTGTTAAATGCTCTTTGTGCTACTTCACGATTCTTAAAGAATGTTGCTAACACTTTGTGACCACGAGATTCTTCTACTGTTTCTTCTTTTGCTAATTTATCAACAGCTTTGTTATGGCCCTTTTCACGCTTCCATGCTTGTGATTGATACTTATCAGCAAGACTTTTCCATGTTTCTTTCTTTCTTGGCATTCTTGCTTGGTCAGATTTAGCTTTGAAATCACGAGCAACTACTTGTTTGATACGAGCATCATGTGTAGCTTTTTTAGCATATGAAGCTAAAGTACCTTTTGATAACTCATCAATCTGTTCTATTTCTTCATTCACACCAGGTTTTACTGAAAGTAAACCGTGTTTAGATTTAGGTATTTTGAAGTGAGCGATTGCTTTTTGTTTTGCACCATACAAATCTTTAGCTTGATGGCTTTTGATTTCGTGTTTTTGGCCATTATAGTGTGCAACCCAACCAGCAAATTCTTCATCCATGGCTTGTTTTGCTGCCTCTATTGATGTATAGTATTTTGCTTTCTTACCATCTTTGTAGAGTGCAAAAGAATCTTTACCATATTTCTCAATGTGATTATCGCCTTTTTTATACACAACGGGTCCACCAGATTCTTGTAATTTTGATTCTTCACCCATAGGTTTGCCTTGTGCGTTACGATATTCTCTTTCACCAGTTTTACGACCTTCTTTATCTACTTTTGCATATTCATAGGTCTTTTCACCAGTTTTATTGTGTGTTGCTTCTTTACCAGTTTTTACGAATTCTTCATTCATTTCAGCCGTTAAATAATTAGCAACTGTTGAGATATAATCTTCAGCTAGAGTAATTTTGTTTTGGCACCATTCAGGTAGGTTATCAGCATCTTCAATCATATCATGTAATCGTTTTGCATTAGCCATGATAGAACGCAAATCTGATTTGGCCATATCACCTTCTTGGTCATATTCACCAATGTCAAATTTATCTTTGATTGCTTCTTTGATTTCGTTAGATGTAATCACAGTTTTACTTCCTCTTTTTCTTATTTCGGGTGGAGTGCCATCATTTATTGGATCGTCACCAAGTTCTTTGACTTCTGAAATAGATTTCCAACCGCCACCCATTTCTTTATATTTTTTTGCAGCCCAACCATTGGCATAAGCGGATGGATAAACATCAAACTTAGCTTTGGCTTGCGCTTTTGCTTGAGCCCATTTTTCTGGACTTGTTGGTACATTCTTTTCGTTTAAGTTTTCCATATCTTCGCTTATCTTTCCTTTACCAAAATTAGATACATTGATTGGTGAACCCTTTCTTTCTGGATTTGGGTCATGCTTTCTTTTTGTTGCTACAGCTGAGGCTCTTTCTTTTTTAGATAGTTTAGCTCTCTTTTCGTTTGACATACACTTTGGTTTGGCCTCACCAGGTTCACGAGCGCAAGGACCAATGGCCTCGCCTTTACTGTTGATTCTTTTCCAACCACCTTTAGGGTGCTTGGGGTCAAACCATTGTCTTAAATCTTCGTGTAGGTCAAAAAAAGTTTTCACTATTCACCTTTTGCTTGCTTGGTAGCTGTGGCATACATTACTTCTTTTGCACGGTCACCGTAACGAGCTTTGAAACCTGCTAAACCTTTTTTCATTGATTTAACAATTTCTTCTTTCTTTTTCATTTCTGGTTCTGTGAGTGAACGCTCTTCAACCTGTTCAACATCTTCTTCAACTTTAACTGATTGAATTGCACCTTTTGCTAAATCAGGTTGTTTTTTCTTACCTGCAGCTTTAGCTTCTTGGTCTTTTAATTCTTTTGTGAAAGTTTCATTATCAGGTTCTTCTTTAATCATTTCTGACAATGCTTTAAGACCTTGTGAATTGATTAAATCTAACATTTCGCTAAATTTTTTCATTTTCTTTTCCTTTTCAATAGCTTCTATTTCTGATTTCTTTGGACCTCTTAATGTGTCAACAACATGTTTTTCTTTTTCTGAACCACCATAAACACCCGGTCTTGCATGGTGAATATAACCTGTTGATGTTTTTGTAATTGCTTCTTCAACTTGTTCAGTTTCTTCTTTAGCTAATTTTTTAGTAGCTAATTTGATACCTTTCATTCTTTTATCCGCTAATTTGTCAATCTCACCAGTTTCAACTTCTTTAGCCGTTCTATCAACAGCATCTTTTGCAGATTTATTAATATAAGAACCTAGTGTAGATTTATTTAATTCATCAATAAACTCTTGTTCTTCTTTAGTTAAAGATGCCATACCTTGGCGTGCTAAATGACGAGCAGCTGAATAACCATATCCAAATTTACCAGCAGTAGCAACTTTTGCTTTTGGTTTATCTGGAGTAAATGGTAATTGTTTTTTCTTTTGTGCAGCTAAACGCTCATCTTCTTTGCGATTAGTATCAATATCTTTATAGTAACCTTCTTCAACAGGTTTATGGCCTGCACGAAGTTTTGCTAAATCACCAGAATCAATTTTGTGTTTTGGTCCAGCAAGTTTAGCGATTGCTTTTTGTTTTGGTGACAATTCAGCTTCCATTACTTTGGCAACTGCCTCAGCAACTCCGCTTAGTTCTTTTTTGAGGTTCATTGTAGTTCTCCTAGTTTTTTTTAATAAATTTCTCGCCATTGTAATGCAGCTGCTACGCTAGCGGACTGATTACCGGCTGTTATAATTGTTCTTACTATTACTGCATATACTTCTGATTCACTTGAATCGTAATTTTGAACGATAATATTCTTTTTAGCTGCCGTGATTGAACCAGTGCTGACTGGTGATAATGAGTTTTGTGATGAACCTGACGGAACAAATCCTGATGCCAATCTATCCGCATTTGCTGATGTGTAGGAGTCGGCATTAACACAATATTCACAACCACTATCATCATCAGCTGAAGTCCAAACCAAAGCACCAGTTCCATTAGCCAAACTGCTTGCATTTGGAAGTTTGATGATTTCAAAGATAATACTATTTGTTTCTGCATATAATGATAGGGTATTTAACCTTACACTTAAACGATTTGGGTATCCTTTGAAAGTGGTTTTTAATCGTAATGCAATTAATGGTAAAGGTGTAGCTGATGGTGTTGCTGTTGTTCTTGCATAACCAAAGGTAGACCAATCAATTCCAGATTCATTGTAACCTCCTTCAGAAATAACACTTGCACAAATTTGGCCCATTGAACCGCCAGAGGTTGTTCCTGTATTTCTTATTTCACAACGAACTGGCAAGTTTGGACTTGACAGATAAACCTCATTTAATATATTTGAGTGATAGTATTCGTGTGCTATGATAAACGCACCATCGTGAACAAAACCAACACGAACACGACCAACACCTAACCATTGAAAGTCAATGTAAACCAATTGTGTTTTTGAAGTATCAATATTGAAACCTGATGGTCCTGTACCATCACACGGGTCAACACTCCATTGTGATTGTGGCACTCTACGCTTATAAGAACCAACATCCGATTCTAATGCGGTGCCAGTTGTAAAAGAACGGATTACAAAGTTTAATGTTCCGTTATTTGTACCGTTTGATGTATTTGAACCAACTTGCTCAAAATAAATTCCATCACGGTCATCAAAATAACCAGTTCTCTTTGTTACATTTTGTTGAGCATAACCAAACACAACAGATGAAAGAATCACTTGTGATTTACCTGGTTGATAGCTATGGTAAAATTTAGTTTGATGAACCGATACTGATGATGTGCTATTGTTTGTTGATAATGTAGCCGATGCTGTATTACCAGTAAATGTAACTGTACCGCCGTTTGCAGTAAAATCTATAAAGTTTGGGTCAATTGCAAATAAATGTTTATAGTCACCAAGTGTAAATGGTTCTGCAACACGCAAGCGACCAAAGGCATCACCTTGAGAACCAGAATATACCGTATCTACCGGTAATCTATTTTCAGTAGATACAATATCACCATTGGCACCATTGGCCAAATACATGACCTCATAGATATGCCTATTGGTGTTTAGAAACTGGTTAGTTTGTGTTGTATATTGCGTCAATTAGCAATTCCATTTTCTTAATGCTTTGTTAATACGGCTATCTGGATCACGAGCGGTTTCTGATGATGTTAATCTTTTTTTCATACCGCCCATTCTTGCACAGAATGATTTACGGCGATTCGCTGCTTTTGAACCAGGTTTTAATTTACTTGGCTTTGTAGTAACAGCCATTGAAAGTTTTGAACCTGGATTTTCACGGCGATATGATGCAATACCTTTGCGATTCAAACCACCAGATTCAGATTTACCTTCTTTGCGTTGCCATGCAGCCACTTCATCAATCTGTTCTTCTTCTTTTACACATGAACCTTTTTCATAGGCTTTTTTACCTGGAGTTTCTTTATATCCAGGCCAACATCTTTCTGTAATGTAAGTTTTGAACGATTTCATCCTATAACCCTTTTAGCTTTGAATGATGATAGTGAAATGCCTTTTCTTTTTAATTCATCTTCTTTTTGGTCTGACATTGATGTTGCCATTTCACCGCCAGCACCAATTGTTTCTGCTACTTGCGAGGCCTTACCTGTTTTCTTTTTAATCTTTTCACCCATATCTCTATCAGGACTTTCACCTGAAGCTGCCATAGAAAGACCAGGTTCAATACCTTTATCAATTGATTCTTTTAGTTTAATCACATATCCATGTTTTTCTTTATAAACCACACCTTGTTTTTTATGGGCTTCTGAAGCGGCTTGTGAACGAAGCATATACACTTTTTTCTTACCTGATTTGTCTGTGATATATTTTGCTTCATTAAGTATTTCTTCTTTAACAAGGTTTCTGCCTAAAGTTAAACTATTTAATGCAAAGGTATCTGATAAAGAATATTGTGGTTTTGTTTCTTCTTCAACTTCTTCTTCAACCTCTTCTTCGCCTTTCATATTCTTAATTACTTTATTAACTTCTTCAGCGGTGTCACCAGAAATTGTTACAGTAACAGCTTCATTTAAGAAGTCTTCAAATTCTTCATTGACATTTTTATTCATAGGTTTCTCTGTTGGTTGTTTTACAACTTTCACTAATGTATCATGGACTGAGCGGTATGTAACTTCGCCATTTTGTCCGTAGCGACCAAAACCATAATATTGTAGACCAAGTCTTTGTGCTTCTTGTGCAGCTTTTGAATTAGCATGTGGTGTTTTTTCAGCACCATCTTTTGAAATTGGTAAAGAATCAACAGCGTGCATCTGTGTAGCTACCCATTCTTGTGATGTTTCTGAAGCTGGCGGTCTACTTACAAATTGTTGTATGTTTGTATAAAGTTGTAGTAATTCTTCTTTTTTATTTTTAACTACTTCTGGTGGTGCTTGGCGTAAATCTTGTGAGTTATCAAACTCCATATAATTTTGGCCAAATAGTTTTGCAAATTCAGGTCTTGAGCGTTGAACATTTTCCCATTTCTCTTTACGAACATCTTCAGGAACGGTACGACCGCCTCGTTGACCTCTTTCAATATTTCTTTCTTTAGATACTTCATCATCTGTGTTGACAAGTATCATGGCTGATTCATAACCTAATTCTTCTAGTTTCTCTTTGATACGAGAAATCTTTTCATAGTCATCGCCTGTGCCATTGATAATTAAACCATTGCGACCAAGTAATGCTAATCTTTGTTTTAATTCTGTAATTGTTTTTGCTCGTGTGCGAACAATATCTCTTTTATCTTTTTCAGTAGCGGGCATTGTTTTATCAAGGCCTTTTTTGTCCATTAAGAACTCAAGTGCTTTATCTGAATTAATTTCTACTAGACCTTGGCCTTCAAGTGTGTTACTTAACACATAGTCTTTACCAGAACCTGGACCGCCAGCAAGAAATACTGCTTTGAATATGCCTTGGTCGTGAACACCTTCGCTTAAAACTTCTGTAAATGTTTCGTTAATGTCTTCTTTCATATTCATACCTTTACGCAAATCATGGTATAATTCTTTTGCGTGTTCATCTGATATATGCTTAGGTACACCTTTTTTGAATTCTCTGTATTTACCAGAAGCTGCATGAGCTCTCATTTTAGAGCCTGACATACCTGTGGTACCTTCTGCGTCTGGATCCCTTTCACCAGCAGAATGAACATCAATCTTTTTGAAATTAAATAAAGCTCCTTCATGTGTGCCATTATATTTTTTCAATATTCTTTTATATTCTGGTATACGGTCTGAACCAGCAACCATGTGCAAGTGTGTTACACCAGACTTGTGTAATTTAGATGCTTGTGTTAAAAAGTTAGGATGTTCTTTATCAGAGGTCGTAATATTCGTACCTGGAAAGAATCGTTTTGCGTGTTTAACTTTTTGTTTTGCTGTGAGAGGATTAGATTTAGGGTCGTTTGAATGGGATAAAACGATATGATGCTGAGCGTTATGTTGCTTAGATAACTCTTTAACTTTATTGACTAAAACTTCATGGCCAGTTGTGGGTGGTTGAAGCCTTCCAAAGGCCAAAACGGCATGTCTATCTTTTGATTCTTTAATTAAAAAGTCTTTGAATTTCATTTTTCCGCCTCTACAGCAGGTTAATTATACTCTTTATTTATGCTTTTAGATGATGCAACCAACTACCCCAGCCTGGATTATAGATTCTTTTATCTTCTCCAAAGACTTCATCCACAGCCCGTTGCACACCATTCAATGGTTCATTACTATTGCCGTAATCATGGCCACCAATAAACCCACCAAATTTAACTTTGGGCAACCATACTTGGATGTCTGCCTTGACTGCTTCATATAGGTGAGAACCATCTATGAAAACAAAATCTAATGACCTGTCCTCGTATCTGGAAGACGCTTGGATACTATCCATTCTTACGGGAGTGATAATATGTTTGACCGGTTCAATGTTGTTAAGGAAGATGTCATAGAGAGTTCCATCTTGGTGTGGATCTTTGATGTGTAAATTTTCTTGAGGTGAACCTTCCCAAGTATCAATGGCATCAATTGTTATATTCTTGCCTTTATTGATTATCTCTACAGCCGCATAACAAACTGATTGGCCACGCCAAACACCAATCTCTACAAACTTAGCTGTATCATATTTTTCAATAATATAATCATAAACATTGTCATAATTGAAAAATGTTCGTTCTTGTAGTTTTTTATAGAAATGATCCATTATTCGGCAACTATAAATGCGTTGCCGTGCGGATGAGATGTTGTCCAGTTTTCTTTGAGATGGCCGAATTGATAATCAAAATACTTGATTTTGAAACCAGCTTCTACTAGAGTGGTCAACCACCATTCTTCAGGTTCACGGACAACATGTGTTACATCCATTTCATATTCACGGATTCTATATCGTTTGCCATCACCAAGTGGAACACCAACAAATAAGTATTTACATCTTCTACGGAAAGCAGATAATACAGCTGGTAATTCTTCTTTAGGAATATGCTCAAGAACATCTTTAGCAATAATTAAATCCCAGCCGCCTTTGATGTCTTCAGTCGTTTCAATCACCGACAAGAATTCTTTAACTTTTGGATGACCATGGGTAACAGCATACTCTGACACATCAACACCATAAGCTTCTTTACCAAGCAACCTCATAGCATATACCATGAAACCTTTAGCACAACCATAATCTAATACATTATCAAATTGTATATTGTTAATGATTGAAGAGGCCTCACGAATGGTTCTCTCTGGCATCCAACGGTAATTCTCATAGGCACTTACACGACTACGAACACCATCTTCAAAATACTTTTCGTCAAACACTTTTTTTAAGCTCATAATATGTCCTATGCAAATTCGTTATGTTTTGTTGGCATTAATACATCATCAATCAATTCATTTTGATATGCGTATTTACAGAATGAACAATCGTGGTGTCTTCTAAAATTATCAGGACCACCAACTTGTGAATTATAAAAGTCTGTAATGCCAGCAATATCACACAACTTGAATTCTTCATTTACTTGATAATTATTTTCTGGTGCTAATTCAGCTGATGGACAAACATAAACATAACCATCGGTAAACACACAAGGTTTTACGCCGTGCATATAACAATGATTGTTTCGTCTTTCACCTTTGAAGTTGAAATCTGATAAGAAAGCATATTGCAATTTGCCATGTTTTTCTTCATGTTTAGCAATCAATACTTTAATTGATTCAATATCTTGCATTACAATCTTTGGGTCTTTAATTGCATTAAAGGCAATACGACATGGGATTTTATTTTCTTCAACCCACGCTAGCATCTTCATAAAGTTTTCTTCTTTATATTCGTTTGATGCTAACTTTTTAGCTTTCGGGTCTTTCCACTCACCAGTAATATTAGGATTTGTAGATGTGTCCATTGCACCATCCCAAACATAGGCAGCTGAGATTTCAATATCTAATCCTTCAAACACTTCAAGGTGATATGGATATGGTTTCTTTTCGTCCCATGAATACATTCCTAGGCGAACCCACGACATCATGTGCCAATTTTTAATCTTTTTAAGTTTTGAACCGTTGGTGCAAATACCAATTTTCAAACCTTTATTGTAAGCATATTCAATCACTTCATCTAATTGTGGGTGTAATGTTGGTTCGCCACCGCCTGTAAATTCCATACCTGTTGCACCTAGAGCATGGAATTGGTCAATAGCTGATTTCATTTGCTCAACAGTCAACATCTCTTTCATGGCACGATTAGCAAAACAACAAAATGAACATGTTAAGTTACAAGGGTTGCAAGGTGACATATGAAACATGACAGGCTTTGGTCTTTTACCTTCCTGTAAATCAATCAAGCGATCCATGTGCTTGAGTAATTTTGCATGGTTACTTGAGTAACTACGACCTTTAATTTGGTTGTCAACTACATATTCTTTTTTTGTCTTTTTGAGTTTACTCGTATCAATAACTTCCATTTTTATCCCTTTAGTGTGAATTCATATACTACTTCGTGTCGTTGAGAACCAGTCCAATCAATATCTGTTTGGTCTGGTGTGCCATATTTGTCTTGCATAAATTTAGGATAAACTTTATTTAATATTTCTTCCATTTCAAGGAAGGCTTTGTGTTTATCATAATTACTTGGTCTATCTGGATGATACATTGATACTTCATGTATTACTCCAGCTTTTTCACGGCAGATAGATGAAAATATCATATCAAAGCCCCAACCACTATAAACTTTATGATACTCCCAAAAATCTAATAAGATTGGTATCATTGAAGTGTGAAAGAATGGTGCCATGCCTTCAATAAAATTTGTTCTACTAAAAACCCATTCTTTGTTTTGATGTAAAACTAAATGTGATGAAGCTGAACCAGCTAGTGTTGATAGTTGAAATAATTTCATATCATGTTTTTCTGCTAGTTCTAAACCACGATTCACACTTTGAATATCGGTAACTAAATCATCGTCCCAAAAACCAATATAATTATAATCTCGCCAATCAAAAGTATCAAGGAAATGTTTTGCTAAGTCCCATTTGAAACCAACATCTTTAATCAAATAATCATAAGTGTCAGGTTCAATATCAAAATCTTTATATTGATAAGCGATGATTTCATAATCTCTGTTAGATTTGGTATAACGCCAATGATTGTTCTTATCATATGCTTCATGGAATGCTAATTCTTGGCCTACAGGTACAAAGATAATGTTACGCATATTTTTTCTCAATCAATTGTTTCCATTCAGGCACTCTATCATATTGGTGAACCAAGGAGAATACCTGTCCGTTGCTAGTGCAAACCATATTATCTACTAAAATTGGACATTTTTCAACCACCCTATCACCATATTTGCCTTGTATTTGTGGGCCTGTGGTGCCTAATTGAGCGGCATAACCGTCCTCACTCATAGCAAAATTGGTAATTGATTTATAGGGTTCTAATTGTAATAAAACATTCAATGCAGCTTGGTCTGGTCCACCACCACCTTCAATAAATGGATTTGAACCATTACATAATAGATAAATGTTTAGAAAGGCATCAATCATGGTATCAAAATCACCAGAGATTGTGCCAGCGTTATAGATTAGGTTGTCACGATTATGCTCGTGAATTAACGGACCAAATGATTTAAGTAAATTGTTATCACCCCAATCTTCATCTTTATAACGAATAGATTCACAGGCGACATTAATCTTTTTGCCGTCTTTAATAACTCGTTCTAAAAATAAGGATGGGTTTGTTTGAAAGACCACATCTTTAACATCGGTTGTAATGATGTTGCGATATTGACCTTTGAGACCTTTTAAGAAGTACCAGAGATGGTAGAATCGTTCAACAACGATGGAGAAATTATCTTTGTATTCAAATCGTTTAGCTTCATCATTCTTCTTAAATGCAAAAATGGTGTAACCACGCTTGACTAGCTCTTCAGTTGTTTCATAATCAACATTATAACAAATCATGGCCTTGGTGCCAGTAAAACCACATGTATCTAATGAATTGACCCAAGGTTTAATTTTGTCAAAGTCATAACCAGTAATGCAACCAACCACTATATCTTTCATAATAACTCCAATAATATATTTTATTTAGTCTTGCGGTATTGTTTGAATCCTATAATTTTAGATTGACCGGGTGTATCTTTTTGATATGATTTTCTTAATGTATCTGTGCCATCTTGGCCACCACCAGATTTAGGAAGAATATCAGGTTTGATATTTACAGCTTCACCCATGCCATGCTTAAAAAATTGTATGCGTTTTTCTTGTTTAGCAACCCATTCATCGGATGGTTTGCCTTCACCTTTGTAGTATGCTAAAGGTCTCTGTGTCTTTTTTGACACTAACGCCCAGCGACCATTAACTTGTTTTAACATTACTTAACTGTCCTTATTGAACCATCTTCTTTAACAAAAAATGCTTCAAATTTAATATCTTGAAATTCTTTTTGTAGATGTAAAAACATCTTTAGATTCTCTAATGAATCATCAAACAACCTTGCTCTTGAGAACTGCTTGGTATTTAGATAGTTACGGATGATGACCATTTTTGAAATAGCTGTGCTACGAATATCTTTAATCTTACCAGCTCTTTCAACACGAACACGGTCAATATCAAAACCATATTTACGGAATGTATCTAAAAACTTTTCACGGTCATCAAAGTCATCTCGTGCCGTTACAATAATAACACGACTTAATTCTGAATTGAGTGTATTCTTTAGAATCGCTTTGGCTTTTGCCATCATACCTTTGATAGGTTTAGATTCATTGTAGAACTTTTCAGCATCACGGAATTCTTTGAAATCAAATTCTTCACCATCTTTTAATTCATATGTATTGTATGAATGTGGGTCAAGTCTTTTAACAACCTTATTACCTTTTTTAACATTGACACGAGCTGTTGTTTTGAACAATGTATCATCAATATCAAATATGGTTAATCCACCATTTTTGAATTCTTCAGTAAGAAAGTTGCGGAATGATTTCATTCTAATCTCTGGTTAAAGTAACAATCTTTTGAATCTGTGCTTCTAAAATTGGTTTACGGTTAGGCCATTTGATGATTGGTTGGTCTGCTGTCTTTAATAAATTAATTAAAAGAGGCATCACAATCTTTTCTACTTGTTGAAGTCTTGATTTATATTCTTCAACTGTTTCATCTTTCTGTGCAATAACAGCATTGTATTCTGCTTCATCAACAGCCGTAAAGCCAAAATCGTTATCACCATACTCTTGTAATATTTTGGTTAAATCATATGCCATTTTATTTGTCCCATGCTTTTTGTGCGTTAAAGTTTGCTTGACTAAATTCTAATCGGTCAACCAGTTTAACTGCGTTGCCTTTTAATTTGTCCACAGCCACAAAACCTTCTGCGTTTGTAATTTTGAAACCATTGTCAGTCTTTAGGAATGTTCCTGTGACCTGACGAATCTGTTGTAACTTCTTAATAATCATAGATTTAGCTTCTACTAAACCATTTTGAATATCAAATATCTTTTTTAATTCTGTTGCATTGTTGCGATAGAATCTCATCAATTCTGATTTTTCAGCTATTCTTTTTTGTTTAGTTTTATCTAATTTAGCTGCAAGTATTTCTTTGTTTAACTTATCTTCAATAGTGCGAATCAAATCACGAACATGCTTTGTTGTATCTGTGATAACTTCACCTGCACGAACTTTAGAATTGTTAAATGTTTTAATTTGTGTTCTAACAATTTCTGTTGTTGCTATTCTATTTAGCACCACAGGATTAATTCCTCTGAATAGATTACCAATGTCAGATAGAATATATGTAATTTGTTTTGTTTCTTGTTCAGTAAATGTAGCAGTGCCTGAAGCATCAACAAAAGAGGCATCACGGAACCAAATATCTTTAGTTGTAGCTAAATTATTGATGTCAATATTAAATGACGCTTTCATATCTTCTAATGTTTTACCTGTGTATGAAGTATGAAACACCACACCAATTTGTGCAGCTAACATCATCTGTGCTAATTTAGAATCAACAGGAACAGCATACACAATTGTATTTGGTTGAAATGTAATGTAATCGGTACCATCAATGACTTCATTTTTCAAATCACCTTTAGTGAACATCATGTCGCCTTGTAAAACACCTTTGATACCTAACTTTGGTAAGTATCTTAATGCAACTTTAAGTTTTTTATTAAGACCTTCAGCTGGATGATTATTGTCAATATCTTTATCAGTATAATTTAACTTAGCGTTCTTCGCAAAAACACCTTTAGTTCCTACAAAGAATTTACCATTTTCTGGATTGATACCAGCAAATACGGCAGGTGCACCGTCCCATTTTGTGGTGATATTTACTTTTGATTCAGCATGGCCTGCTAACATATCTCTTAATGCTCGGAGAAAATTAATAGCATCTCGTGTGCCAGCTACACCACGATTTAATACCTCATCTTCAATATGCTCAAGATGAACATTTTTATTTTCTTTTGATTCTTCTAGGTATTCTGCGAATTTCATTTCTTAATTCCACGATAGAGTAATTTAAGTCCTACAAATGAACCTAATTTACCTTTTGGTTTTGCTCTTCTAAATTCTGAATCGGAACGAATAGTCATCAATAATGTAACTGTTTGTGTCTTTGTTGATAAGTCAATAAACCATTCTTGCACAGATTGTTTATTTAGATACGCCTTGGCTTTTATAACTTTTGGTAATATCTCAACTAACGGATCACCAGCAACTTTGTATTTGTCACGAATAGCTTTAACAAGTATCAAAGGAACTTCAACATCTTTTTTCTCAAGTCTAAACTCTTGATTAATCCAATCTTTAGTAGCTTTCAAATCTTTATTAATAACTGAACATAATTTTTCACGGCATATTTTGTTCATAACACCATACAGTTCATCAAACTTTTTAGGATTGGCTTCAAAGAAGTCAATCATCTTTTCAATGAGCATTGGATTTGCTTTAGTAGCATCTTTTGTACCAACACTTGTAAAATAATTATCTGCATTGATAGACTTTGATAAACCAGGTATTTTAGAATACACATCTTTCCAAAGTTCTTTTTTTAAGTCTGATACGGCTCTTGGTGCTGATTTTAACCACATCGGTTTTGTTAATGTAGTTTTAACATAACTGTTTAGTTTTGGTTCTGCTGATGATTCAGAACCAGCCTTTAGTGATACACCAATACTTTTAGGTTTTTTGGTTTTATCTTTGAAAAAAATAAAAACATCACCTGCATGGTTACCTGGAATACCTTGTGGTTTTTCACGGTAACCCCACATGACCTTATCAATAGGTCTTTCTTTGTGCATATCATAAAGATATTGTAAAATAGCATATGCGTTTTGAATCTTTTCTTCACGCATATTGGGTCTGATTCTATCAATCAGATTAATGAATTCTTTACCTGCTTTTAGATTACTTTCGGTAACAAATGTCTTACGGGACTTCGGTGTCTTTAAGTCAATAGAACGAATCATCTGCTCTAAAGCTTCAGGACTTCTTGGTTTAAGGCCATTATTAAAACAGAGTGCTGGGAACAATTCTGTAATTGTAGAATTGACCGTTGTCTGTTGACCGCCCGATAAGTAAGATATTGCCATTCAAAATCCTTGTAATAGTGTATTTATGCTAACACAATTACCGAATAATGTCAAGTTCTTTGCCAGAGGTCCAAACTTCAATCTCCGTTCTTATTCTATTCTCTGCTTGTAGTGATTCAAACCTTGTTGTTGCCTTGCGTTTCCACCAGTCTATAATAGCGTCCAGATGGTGTTTATCATAGTTTTCTTTATCAGGAATGAGTTTATCTGTCTTGCCCATAACAACATCTGCAAAGTTAGAGAACCCATAGTTTGAGGCATAATACCTTTTCTTTTCTGTAAGATTTAAGGCATTAGTAATGGTCGCCATAAACTTCTTATATTCAGGTTCACCTTTGAGAGCCTGTTTAGTGAGTGATATTATCTTATTTGATATTTTAAGTTTACGGGAAGAGGCGTCTGCCGGTACGATTTCACCTAGAATATTTTCAACATAATTCTTGAGGTCTTCATATGGTTTACCGTGCATCATTGGTAAGAATTCTGAATCTGTTAACCCTTTGAATCGTAAATATGGTTTCATACCATCATACTGTGAAGATGATTTAGATGAACCATATAAACTTGTTGTTTCAAATAAACAAGTATTCATATCATACTTTTTATTCAACATCTCACGGACTTCATGTGAACAACAAATAGCTGCCAATAATTTACCACCAAGGTAATTAAAACCAAATGGTTGTGCCGGCACTATCACAAAACCCATAATAGATGTTTTATTAAATGATTTAGCACCTTCAACTGTTTGTGAGAATACACCGCCAAGCATTTCATTACGAGGTCTCATGTTGATAACTGGAGAACCTAGGCGAATAAAACCTACCCATTTACCAGTCTTTTTCTCTAATATAGCCAAGCGTAAATTACGGCCAGGAATACTGGTCATATTTGAATGAGATGAAATCATATTGAGGTAGATGTCCCAATTTTCTTGGGACAAATCTACAAGTTCAAACTCCATATCATTTGGGTGTATGGTGAAGTCTGAAAACAAATCTTCTTCTGGTCCCATACCAGGCAAGACCATAGGTCTATCTGCTAATGAGTTTAGTTTCTGGTCACGAATGTAATCATCAATTCTTTGAAATCTATCAAAATAATTAGAGAAAACATTAGCACAATGTAGTGCTTGTTCTTTATTCAAACTCAAACTTTGAACCCTTCAAATTTTTTATTATAACTTCGTTCACGGTTACCAAAACTATTCAATGGTTTATCATCATCTTGACCAGAATCAGCAAGGTTATTTTGTGCTGTTACTTCAGCATCATACAACCTCATCTTTGCACGGTCAACACCGATTACAAATCGTTTATAATAACTTGGGTCAGAATAACGATTCTTTAATTGTTTAACAAGGATTTGGTTAAGCCCTTCAAGTTCTTCATTGGTCACCAAAGCAAACATAAAGTCAGCTGTTGCTGGTAGACCAAAAGATTCAGAGGTGTCCTCAAGGCCAGGATCGGAGTTTGTAAAACCTGACCTTGTTGTTTGGGTTGCGGACACAATTGGCACATTATTCTCTACGGCAAGACCACGAAGTTCTTCAGCGATAGACTTGATATAGGAATAAGTATTCACATTAGCACCAGGTTTAACTCGTGCTGAGGTACAGATATTAAGATAATCAACAAAAATAATATTAGGCACAAAACCTTTTTTAAGTTGAAGTTCATTGATAAGAGCTCTGAAGTGTAACACAGAGGCAGCTGCCGTTGGATATTCTTTGATGATAAGTTTACCATCTGTTTTAGCTCTGACAGTATCAAACTTACGGCTATAATCTTCTTTAGATAATGTATGAAGTTCATTCAGATTAATATTTAGCAAATTAGCATCAATACGCTCTGCAATCTTTTCTTCAGCCATTTCCATAGTGATATACAATACATTCAGGCCTTGTGCAAGAGCAGCGGCTGACATATGACACATAAAGAGAGATTTACCAACACCAGTTCCTGCCAAAACAATGTTTAATGTTTTAACTGGCAAACCGCCTTTGGTAATCTTATTGAATAAATCTAGGTCAAAACGAACACGAGATTCTACTGCATGATAAGAATCATAACGAGCATCTGAATCATTGATATAATCGTGACCAACATTATTGTTAAATGTTACACCAAGAGCATCACTTAATAATTTAGGAATTTCACCTTTTGATTTCTTGGTATTTTTATCATCAAGGATACCAACAGATTCCATAATAGCATTATAGATGGCTTTATCTTGGCAAAACTTTTCTGTTTGCTCAATGAGCCATTGTGTTTCAGTTGGTTCATTTTTAACAAGGTTGATTTCTTTGAGAAGGTCAATTGCACTAGATACTTCACCTTCAGTAAGTGATTTCTTTTCTGTAAAATTAATTACAAGAGCTTCGTGTGTTGGTGGGTTTTTATATTTGTGAATGAATTCAAATACTTCACGGAATACTAAGCGTTCACTATTATCTGAAAAATATTCTGCACGAATAAAAGGTAAAACTTTTCGTGTAAAATCTTCATTATAAATCAGGTTCTTGAGTATCGTCTGTTCTAGTCTGTTCATCGTGTGGTTGTTTCGTCAATAATATTTCTGATAAGATGTCACCCATAATGGTATGCAATTTTTCATCATTTGTCAAGGTGTCAATGTCGTGTTCACCTGGATTTACAATAGTATAACCGAATTGTAGTCTGGCAATTTCACCTTCTTCAACAACTCTAGCTTTGTGGTAATGGTAAAGGACTCCTTTATATTCTTCTATAAGAAGTCCAATACCTGTTAATTCAGAATCGTTGAAATCTACAAATTGATAATCAATGCCTTCTTTATACATCTTCTTCTTGGGTTTCCACCACAGGAGATTCTGTATCTTCTCCCATAATGTTACTATAAGCGATTTCATATTTTTTCTTCACATATTCCTTAAAGTCATTATCATTGAGTAGGTCTTTCCAGAATTCGTCTGTTTGTGTTTGGTCAAAACGAACACGGTCACCAATCTC